AATAAAGGGCAAATCGCGCAGTGGCGTGAGGATTACGGCGAGGACTCGGACTTTTTCCGTGTCCGCGTGCGTGGCCTGCCGCCGCGCGCCGACGAGCTGCAGTACATCGACACAGGGCGCGTGGAGGCGGCGCGCCGGCGCATCGAGATCGCGCTGCCCGACGAGCCGCTGGTCGCCGGCTTCGATGTCTCGGGCGGCGGCAAGGCGTGGAACGTCATCCGCTTCCGGCGTGGCCTAGACGGGAAGGTCCGTGAGCCGATTCGGATCCCGGGGGAGAAGGATCCCGACCGCAATCAGCGGGTGGCCGTCTGCGCGGAACTGCTCCGCGACACGCGACCCGAGCACAAGCTCTCGGCGCTCTTCGTCGATTCCGCCTTCGGCGCGCCGATCGTGGCCCGACTGGAGGCGCTCGGCTTCAAGAACGTCTTCGAGATCAACTTCGGCGGTGACTCGCCCGATCCGCACCGGAAAAACATGCGGGCGCATATGTACGCCACGGCGAAGGACTGGCTGCTCCGTGGGGCGCTGCCCGATGAAGAGGACCTCATGGAACAACTGACGGCGCCGGGCTACCACATCGATAAATCGGGCAAACTGGTGCTCGAACCGAAGGAAGACGTGCTGACGCGCATCGAGTGCATGGATGACGCCGATGCCTTTGTCCTCACCTTCGCGATGCCGGTCCGCCTGCCGCGCGTCGTGCATGCGCCAGCGCCACTCCCGCGAGGCGCGCACGGCTGGTTGGGCACGTGACGCGTTTGCACTCGGCCGCACCGGTCCCGCACCCTGAACGTCGCCCATGAGTAACGCCGGATTCCGCCCGCAAGAGATCCAACGCCGGAAATTTCAACAGGCGGTCGCGCAGACCTTCGACGCGCAGGCCCAGGCGATTCAAGTGACGCGTGAGTTTGTCGCGGATCTGTCCGCGAAGGTCGACGCGCTGAGCGAAACCGTCTTCCAACTTGAGGGCGCGTTGAGCGACGCCCGTGTCCGGCTCGAGCGCGACGCGATCCGCCGCAAAGGGTTCCTCGGCCGCCTGCGCTGGCTGGTGAGCGGCCGATGACCAACACCGCCTTGACGCCGACGTGGGCCGCGAAAGAGTTTCTGGTGCACCTCGCGTGGGAGTTTGACCGCCTGCACCCCGTGCTGACGACGCGACCACGGCGCGATCTCGTCACGTTCTCGATTCCGGTCGAGCCGTCCACGCGGTGGCGCCACGACCAGCCGCGCGCGCGTTACGTGATTAGCCAAGCGGCCCGCGCGATGGCGCGGACCCTCAAGCGTCGCCACATTGCGCGGTTTTATGAGGCACCCGTACCGGTCGCGGGACCGGCGGCGGTTCGGGTCAAGTCGAAGAACCTCGGCCTCTGCGCCCTGTATGTCGAGTCTTACGACCTTGGGTCGGGCGAACTCTCGGCCGACTTCCGCGTCCTCGGCGCGCCGTGTCATCGATGAACGAGAATGTCCGGCGCTTGGAATATCACCTCCTACGCGAACTCGATCTCGCGTCACGGAGCCGTCTCTATGCCGCCGCGCGGGCGCAGGCGCTGTCGATCGGCGAATTCGTGATGATGGCCGTCGTGGCGTTCATCGAGACGGTCGAAACCGATCGCGACCACGAGGCCAAGCTGGCCGCACGAAGGACACACGCGTGAGCGACGACACGAAGACGCCCGACCTCGTCCAAGAGGCGCTCGATCGCTTCCAGATCTGCGTCCAGGCCGAGGCCCAGCAACGCACGCGCGAGATCGACGATCTGAAATTCCAAGTCCCCGAGCTCCAGTGGCCCGCCGAGGTCCGCGACCAGCGCACCGCGCAAACGGTCAACGGGATCGCCTTGGCCGCGCGGCCGATGCTTGCGATCCCGAAACTCGATCAGCCGATTCAACTCGTCTTGAATCAAGAGAAAGCCGCGCACCTCGGCGTCCAGGTGCATCCCTTGACCGAAGAGGCCGACGACGACACGGCCGAAGTCCTCCAGGGGCTCTACCGGGCGATTGAAGTCGACTCACGCGCGAATCTGGCGCGCAGTTGGGCCTTTGAACGCGCGGTGAAAGCCGGGCGCGGGGCGTACCGGATTCTGAAAGAGTACGACGACGATAGCGATCACCCGTCCGACCAGAAGATCGTCATCAAACGGATTTATGAACAAGGCGCGGTCTACTTCGATCCCGCCGCGAATGAGCCGGACGCCTCCGACGCCGAGTACGCATTCGTCGTCACCGACGTCCCGATCGCCCGCTACCGGCGCCAGTACCAAGACTCCGCGCTGGCCGCCTATAGCGATGAAGCGTTTGTCGCACTGGGCAATGAGCACGAAGGCTGGATCACCGGCGACGGCGACGCGCGCGCGATTCGCGTCGCGGAGTACTTCACCGTCGAGACGCAGACCGAAGATGCGACGTGGGACGGCGGGACGCGCCCGAAAGCGACACGCGTCGTCCACTGGTGCACGCTCAACGCCATCGAACAGCTCGACGCGCAAGTCTGGGACGGGCGCTACATTCCGCTCGTGCGCACGGTCGGCCGCGAACTGATCCCCTTCGACGGGGAGAAGCGCTGCGTCGGGTTGATCAGCCAGAACAAAGACGCGCAGCGGTTGTTTAACTACGCCGCGAGTGCGTCGGTGGAGATGGCGGCCCTCGAAACCAAAGCGTCCGCAACTTCCCGTATCTGCCGTATCGCCGGTTCGTGAACGGCCAGGACCTTGGCGAGCCCGTCCCGATTCAAGCCGACATGAGCAAGATGCAAGTCAACGCCATGCTCCTGCAGCAGGCGGGCGAGTTCATTCACGCGGGGACCGCAACCTTTGAACCCTCGCTCGGGAATCAATCGCCGAACGTCCGGACCAAGGGTGCGACGCTCGCCCTGCAGTCGCAATCCGAGCAAGCCAATTCGAACTGGCTCGACAACCTTGCCGAAATCAGCATGACGCACGAAGCGCGCGTCGTGCTCGATCTGATCCCGCACGTCTACGATCGGCCGGGGCGCGTCGCGCGGATTTTGGACGGCGAGGACAACCCGAAACAGGTGATGTTCAACGCGCCGTTCACGGTGCAGAACAAACGGCCGCGGCCGCTGCCCCCGGGGATGCCTCCGCCGCCCGACGCCAAGCACTACGACCTGACGAAGGGGCGCTACGGCGTCACCGTCTCGGTCGGCAAGGCGTATAAGTCGCGCGTCGAGCAGGGCAAAGACGAACTCGGGCAACTGTTTCAGGCCGAGCCCGAACTCTTCAAGATTCTCGGCGATATCTATCTGAAGTTTGCCGACTTCCCCGGCCACCGGGAAGCCGCCGACCGCATCAAGAAGATGCTCCCGCCGCCCCTCCAGGATCAGGACGGCCAGCAAGACGCGAAGCTGCAACTCGATCAGGCGAAAGCCGCGCTCGAGCACCTCCAGCAGCAGCTGCAGGCGATGGCGAAGGCGCTCGAAACCGATCAAGTGAAAGTCGACGGCCAGATCACGCAGGCCAAGATCAAGGCGTCGGTCGATCTGCAGAAAACCGTCATGGACAACGCGACGAAGTTGGCGGTCGCGCGCATCACGGCGGCGAAAGCGTCGCTTGATGCCGCGCGGGAAGACGCCGAAGAAGCGCTCGCCTTGAACCAGACCCAATCGCACGAGGCCACGCAGAACGCGATGGATCGCCAGCACGAGATGAATCTGGCCGAGCAGCAGCACCAGCAAGCCCTGCAGCAGGCGCAGCAAGCGCACGAACAGGCGGTCGTCCAGGCGGAACAGGGGCAGGACCACACGCTCCAGCAAGGCGATCAGGCAGCCGCGCACGCGAGCGACGCGGCGGTCCAGCAAGCGGCGTTACAGCCGCCAGAGACGGGAGCCGAGTAATGGACGGATTAGTCGCAGGGCGGATCGTGTACTTCGTGTTCGATGCGCAGAGCGCGGATGAAGTCAATCGTCGTCGCACGACCGCAAACAGTATCGCTGAGCTCATAGGCGATCTCAGTTGGCCACGCGGCGCGCAAGCGCACATCGGCAACTCGGTCGCGGCGGGCGATGTGCTGCCCGCGCAAGTCGTGCGTGTGTGGGATAAGTCGTCGGGTAGCGCGAATCTGAAAGTCGCGCTCGACGGGAGCGACACGTATTGGGCGACGTCGGTGCTGTACGCCGAATGGTCGCCGGAGGCGGAATCGGTGCCAACGCCGCGCACGTGGCACTGGATGTATGCGGGGCAAGCGACCCGCGGCAACACGCGATGAGATCGAAAGTCGTCTGGGGCGGCGCATGAGTGATCGCCTGCTCGTCTCGATCAACGAGGCGCGGCAACTCGCGGGCGTCTCACGGCGCACGATTTACTACTGGATGGATCAGAACTACGTGCAGTGGGTGTTTACGGCCGGATCGCAGCGGCGGATTGTCGCGGCGACGTTATTCCGGCCGGGGAATGTGACGCCGGGGACGGTGCCGATCGGATCGGCCCACGGGTCACCAAATTCGGAGGCGGCTGATCCGTCCGCGTGAATCCCTTAGAGCACCAGATCCGCACGATCTTGAGCCGCGTGCATTTGCGCTTCATGGATCGCGTTCCGCAGACTGAAGACTGATTTCACAGGTTTGACCTGACGGGCTCGAGCCGGACTAATTACCCGGCTGACACGGCACATCCTCCGCCGCCGCAGGACAAGAGGACGCCACTGGAAGAGGGCCAGGGCTGATCACGCGACAAGCGCGCGTGGTGAGTCCCGGCCCTTTTCCGTTGGCGCCCGCTTTTTTCTCAGGAGTGCATGGACACACCGACTGTGACGCCTGTCGACGCGTTTGACGCCGCGGTCACCGCGGAGTCGACCTACGTCGCCCCCGCCGCCACGCCGATCGTCGACGACGCCGACGCGATCACCGCGACGCCCGTCGCCGCCGCGCCCGCGCGGGATGCCGCCGGGAAGTTCGCCGCCGCCGCGCCCGCGGAGGCCGCCGCCGACGCCGAGGCCCCCGTCGAGGACAAACCCGCCAGCAAGAAACCGCGCCACGACCCGCAAGCGCGGATCGATCAGGCGATTGCGCGCCAACGCGAGGCCGAACGCCGCGCCGACGACGCCGAGCGGAAAGCGCGTGAGATCGAAGCGCGCACGCAGACGCCCCGTGATCAGCCCGCACCCGCGGCGCCGGAGAAGTTCCCCGACTACGCCGCCTACCTCGCGCAGCATCCCGACGCCTCGCTTGAAGCGTGGCTCGATGCCCGCGACGAGTGGCGCGACACCAAACGCGAGACCGCGACGCGGCAGCAGGCCGAAGCCGCCCGCCTCGAACAGACCTTTACGCAGCGCGCGACCAGTTTTAGCGACCAGTTCGCCAAAGCGCGTGAGGCCGATCCCGCGATCGAGTCGCGCATCAACCGGGATCTCCTGACGGTGCGCCCCTTCTCGACGTTGACCGCGCAGGACCAGGCCGCCATTCGGGCGATCCCGAACCCGGCCGAGCGCGACCGCGTGGCCTTCTTGTGTTTTCTCGCCGACCAGTGGATTGACTCGGATCACGCCGTGGCGCTCGTTGAGCACCTGAGCGACCCGAGAGAATTTCAGCGCCTCGCCACGCTGCCCCCGACCCAGGTGGTCCGGGAATTGGCGAAAGTCGAAGCCCGCTTGGGCGCTGCTGCTCCTCAAGAGCGCGGCGCAGCGCCCCGGCCCACCGCGAGTCAGGCGCGTCCCCCGATTACGCCGCTCGGGACGACGCCCCATGCTGCCGCCGACGACGGATCCGACGATGAACCGGTCGAAGCCTTTATTCGCCGGGAAAACACGAAGGACCGGAAAGCCGGGCGGCTCTAACCAGGACCTCTCATGGCGAATACGCTAGCCACGCCGTCGTGGACCACGAAGGAAACGGCGCGCGAGTTTTTCAACGACCTGACGTTCCTCGCGAACGTCAACCGGACCTATGACGATCAGTACGTCCAGGCCGGCGCCAAAGTCGGCAACACCGTCAATGCGCGCCTCCCGCAGCGCTTCACGGCGACCGACGGCCAGGCCCTCCAGCTCCAGAACATCTACGACCAGACGGTCCCGATCACGCTGACGAATCAGAAAAACGTCGCCTTCGGGTACTCAAGCGCGCAGGCGACGACCGAACTCGATCGCATCCGCGAGCGCTACACGAAGCCGGGCGGGGAAGCCCTCGCCAACGCGGCGGAAGTCTTGGCGTTCAATGCCGTCTACCGCGACATCTACAGCGCGGTCGGCACGCCGGGCACCACGCCCACGACGACCCTGACCTACCTGCAGGCGGGCACGAAGCTGACCGATCAGGCGACGCCGCTGCGCGGCCGCGTCGCGGTCCTCGATCCGCTCGCGATGCAGACGATTGCCAACACGTCGACGACGCTCTTCAATCCCTCGGCGGTCATTGGCGAGAACTACGAGAACGGGATGTTCGGCCGCCGGCAGCTCGGCGTCGACAAGTGGCTCCAGGATCCGCTGACGCCGACGCACACGACCGGCACCTTCACCGCCTGCACGCCGACGGTGAACGGCGCGAGTCAGACCGGCTCGACGCTCGTCACGCAGGCGTGGGCCTCGGGCGCGACGACGCTGAAGAAGGGCGACATCTTCACGATCAACGCCGTCAACAGCGCCAACCCGCTCGCCTACTCCTCGACGGGCCGTGTCCAGCAGTTCGTCCTCACGGCGGACGCGTCGGACACCGCCGGCGCGATCACGCTGAACATTTCGCCCTCGATCGTCACCTCGGGCCAGCTCCAGACGGTCGATAGCTCCCCGGCCAACGCCGCGGCGATCACCGTGTGGGCGGCCAATCCTTCGGGCGGCACGCTCGCGACCACCTCGTCGCGGCAGTCGTTTGTCTATCACCCGGACTTCTGCGCGTTCGTGATGGCGGATTTGATGAAACCCGGCGCCGGCGCGGAAGCGACGACGGTCCGGAGCAAGTCGCTCGGCTTCGCGATCCGCATGGTCGAGCAGTACCAGATCGGCACGGATCAGAACCCGTCCCGGCTCGACATTCTGATCGGCGCGGCCACCATTCAAGCGCGGCTCGCGTGCCGCGTGGTCGGGTAAGGGAGATTCCATGGCACTCGCTACTACCACCCTCTCCTCGGCCTGCGCGCAGGGCGATGTCTCGATCGTGGTCGCCTCGGCGACCTCGGTCGCGGCCGGCCGCCTGATCGTGATCGATCAGGAAGAGATGCAGGTCGCGCAGTCCTACAGTTCGGGCACGACGGTCCCGGTCCTCCGGGGGCGCGACGGCTCGGCGCAGGTCGCGCACAAAGCGACCGCGAACGTCACGCACGGCCTCGCCTCGGACTTCGCCAGTCCGGCGGCGCAGACCTGCGTCACGTATCCCACGGTCCGCAACACGACGGTGATCAGTCTCTCGGCGACGGCGTCGCTGACGCTGCCGACGGCGGGCACGGATCTCCGCGTGATCCTGAACGGCACGTCCGTGATCGCGCTCACGATTCCGGTTCCGACCAAGGACATGGACGGGACGAAGCTCACCATCGTCGGCAACGGCGTCGCCGCGCACACGCTCACCTTCACGGGGGGCTTGAGTGGCGCGGGGTCGAGCTACGACGTCATCACCGTCAACGCCACGGCGCCGGCCGCGTTTGAATTCATCGCGGCGAACGCCCTCTGGATGGTCCTCTGTGGCCCGGCGATGGGCGGCACGGTCACCAACATCATCGGGAGTGTCGCCTAATGGCTATTGCACGCACGCTACCGACACGCAACGCCGACGGCTCGGCCGTCGTCACGCCGTCGCGCTCGGGGCCCTATCTCGAAGCCTACGCGCTGCCCTTGGGCGGCGGCAATTGGGCCTTCGCGGACGAGGGTTCGTACTACGTCGGCAACAACGCCACCCTGGCGACGGGCATCGCGGGTCATGCCGCGCCGGTCGTCGCGGACACCGATACCAAGGCGCTGTTCTCGCTGTTCAACGGCTCCACGAAGAACGTGGTCATGGACTACCTCTTCACCGAGCTCACCAACGCGGGCACGGGCGGCACGATCACCTACACCGTCGCCTATCTCGACAACAAGGGCACGACCGCGGTGAGCTCGGGCGGCACGGCGATTACGCCGGTCAGCTCGCTCAGCAACGGCGCCGGCCTCCCGGCGGGCATCGTGACCACGTTTGGGGCCGTCGTCACGGCGATGACCTCGAGCGTGAAAGTCGGCCAGCAGATCGCCCGCGAGGTGATCCCGGTCGTCCAGGACACGCTGCTCGTGAAGTTCGGCGCCGTCTCGGGCGCGCCGCACGCGGGGCTGACCTCGGCTGGCACGGCGACCAATCACATGGTGCAGCTCTTTGCGCCGATCGTGATCGCGCCGGGCGGCAACTTGAACATCGCGCACATCAGTCCGTCGCAGTCGGCGGCCCGCAGCTACCAGGTCTCGTTTGGGTTCTGGGTCCGCTGATGGCCATCGCGACCGTCTCGCTCGCCTCCACGACGTTCAGTCGCACGGTCGAGCGCGGCGACACCAGCGTCAATCTGGCCAGCACGTCGGGGATCGTCCCCGGCGTGCGGCTCTTCGTCGATAAGGAACTCCTCGCGGTCGTCAGCCTCGGGATTGGGACCGAAGTCAACGTGCGCCGCGGCGTCGACGGCACGGGCACCGATCGCCATGCCACGAACGTCACGGTGTGGATCGGAACGCCCGATGCGTTCTACGCCGCGGATCCCTTCGCGCTGCCGACTGATCCGATCCCGGTCTACCCGTACATCAACGTGCTGACGGGCGCCGTCTGGGTGCCGCAGGGCGATGAGACGGGATCCGGCCTCGCGGGGCGGACGTGGCAACTCGTCACGAACACACAAACGTTCGGCGCCCTTGGGATTCGCCAGACGGCGACGACGACCCCGAGTTAATCCAGGAGATTCATGGACTTCGATCTCGCGCCGCACCCGCTCGATGAAGAAGCCCCCGGCGGGCTCGTCATCAACCCGCATTCCGCGCTCGGCAAAGAGCTCCGGAAGTGGGAACAGCACCGCACCGAACTCGTCCCCCGCGGGACCAATCCCGGCAACCCGTACGTGTACCGGGAATATCCCAAGATGCTCTACCGCGCGCAGCGGCTCCCGAACGGGCAGTCCGGCTGTCTGGCGCAGCATCCCGATCCGTACCAGTTCGAGCGCGCCGATCAGTTCGAGCGCGCCGTCCTGATGGTCGAGTCGTTCAATCGCTCGTGCACGCGCGTCGTGGCGGATGAGAGTCAGGAGCGGATCGCGATCGGGCAGGGCTGGGCCCTCGATCCGAAAGCGGCGATGGCGGTGTACGAACAGGAACAGCAGGCGATTGGCAATGCGGCGGCCGAAGCGGCGTACGCGGCGCAGGGCATGACGAGTAAGGCGCGCGCGGAACTCACCGCGGCCGACGCCTCGACGCACCAGCACGTCACCGATGTCAAGGGCGGCAAGCGCGGCGCGAAAGCCATCACCGCCGTCGAGGAGAGCTAAGCCATGCCGATCGCACGCGCGCTCCTCCTCGTCGTGGCGCTCTGTGGCTGGGCGGCCTTTGAAGTCGCCACCGACAGCATCGGGGTCTTCGTCACGGCGCAGGGCGTGAGTTACATCGTGTTCGAGCAGATCACGGTCGCCAATACCGCGATCGGGTTCACGAGCACGAAAGTCGAACCGGACGGATCGGGCGGCGGCCGTCAAGCCACCACCGCGTCGTGTCGGGTGCGGACGGCTGAGATCAGCTTCACCTACGACAACACGGCGCCGACGACGACGGTCGGCCAGTTGGCCGAGATCGGCGATCAGATCGTGGTGAGTGGCCACGACAACGTGATGCGCTTTCGGGCGATTCGGACGGGGAGCACCTCGGGGCAACTCGATTGCGTGTACACGCAGTGAGGCGCGGCCTCCTCATTAGTGCGGCGTTGTGCGTACTGCTCCCCACATGGGCGCAGGCGCAAACGAGTGTCGTCACCGCGGGTGGGGCGACGCAGTGGGCGCCCGTGATCGTCATTCCGGCCAGTGCGGTCAATGGGGCGGGGGTCTCCACGGTCGCGCTCAGCGCGCCATCAATTTCGCTCGGCACGACGCCAGCAACGACCGGTACCGTCGCATTACCAACCGCAGGAACCATCAACTTCCGCAATAACGCGAACTCGGCGGACGTGGCGGTGCTTGCCACCAACGCCAGTGATGCGATCGTGATGTGCGGATCGAATTGCGGCGGCATCGTGCCGGCGACGACCAACGTGCGGGACATTGGCGCAACGGCGGCCACGTGGCGCACCGGGTATTTCGGCACGTCCATGAAGGTCTCGGCCGGACTCACGCTCGCCACCACGGCCGACAAACTCACGCAGATCAACGACAACGCGAACGCGACCGGCCTGGAACTGAATGTCGGCACACCGACGCTCGGGACCTGTACGGCGGGCGCACTCACCTCCGGGTCGCACAACTTCGCGGGCCAGTACACCAGCAACACGTCGGGCTCCTGCGTCATCAATTTCGGGGCACCCAACTTCACCAATACGCCGTTCTGCTTCGCGATGAGCATGACGTCCACGACCCATCCGCGCATTTCGGCGGCGTCGGCGTCGTCGATCACGGTGACCGGCGGCGTGTCGGGCGAAACGATTCAGTACTTCTGCGTTGGCCGGATCGGCACGTAGGTGCCGCTCGATCTGACCGCCGCGTACGCGCAAGCCGCGCAAGCGGTGCAGCCCGATCCGAAAGCCACCCCCGCGCCGGCGCCACAAACCCCCGAAGCGCGCTGGCCCTATGCGCTCCTCGCCGGCGGCCAAGCAGCCGATCTCGCGACGACCTACGCGGCCTTGCGCAACCCGAACGCGCACGAAACAAACCCGCTCGGGGCCGCAGGGATGACGGCGGCGAAACTCGGCGTCACCGCGGGGTTGACCTGGTTGATGCACCACGAACACGCCCAAGGCAACGACCACGCGCAGAAAGTCATCGGGACGATCGGCGGCCTCTTGGGCCTCGGCCCGTCCATCTGGAACGTCGTGCAGTTGCAGAAGGCGAAATAGGCGATGACCTACGCCGATCTCATCACCCGCGCCCTGCAGGATCTCCAGGTCACCGACGGCACCACCGCCGATCCGAACGATGTGGCCTTGGCGCTCGATCGGCTGAACGACTGGATCGATGCCCTCGCGCTCGAGGGCTTGACGATTCCGTCGATCAGTCGCGCGACGTGGACGATCGTCGCCCTCACGACGAGTTACACCGTGGGATCGGGCTCGACGGTCAATGTGAGTAAACCCGTCAGCCCGCAAGCGATCAGTAATCTCGGCTACGCGGATACGAGCCTCACGACGCCGCAGGAAATCCTCTTCGGGCGCGTGTTGACGGAAGCCGAGTACCAAGGGATTCCGCAGAAGACGTATCAGGCGACGTATCCGACGTCGTTCTATTACGACCCGACGACGGGGACGACGGGGACGCTGAAGCCGTTTCCCATTCCGACGAGTGCGACGCTCACCGGCGTGATCTACACGCCGAGTCTCCTGAGCGACGTCGCGCTCGGCGATACGGTGAGTCTCCCGCGCGGCTATCGGCGCTACTTTCGATCGAATCTGACCGTGGAGCTCGCGGCGGCATTCGAGAAGCTCGTCCCAGCGGTCATCGCGAAGATTGCGATCGACTCCGCGACCCGGGTGAAAGCCGCGAACGTGCGCCCGACCGACCTGCAACTCGATGCGGCGGTCCCGGGGCTCGCGGCGTCCGGCGGCTACAACATCCTGACGGACAACTAGCGTGCCGTCGTACCCCGGCTTCATCGGTGGATCCTCCCCTTCGCTCAGCGCCATTGCGACCAGTGAGCGGACGGTCAATTTCTACGTCGAACAAATCGGCACCGAGGGGCGCCAGCACAAAACCGCCTTGTATCCCACACCGGGGCAGCAAGCGTGGATCACGGCGGCGAACTCGCTCGGGGTGCTGGTCGATGTCGGCGGGCGCGGCGGCATCTGGACGGGTGCGCGCGCCTTTGTCGTCATCGGCGGGGGGTTCTACGAAATCTTCGCCGACGCCACGATCACCAAGCGCGGATCGGTCGCGCAGGATGCCCATGTCGCGCAACTCGCCTACAACGGCCCGACCGGCGACGAGCTCCTCATCGCGAGTGGCGGGAACGCCTACTGCTACGTCCTCACGACCAACGTCCTGACGCAAGTCTTGACCGGCGAAGCGCATCAGATCGGGATGCTCGACGAGTACTTCCTCGCGCTCAATCAGACGACGGGGAAACTGCGGCTCTCGAATTTGAACGACGGGTTGACATGGGACGTGTCGGAATTTGCCCTGCGCAGTGCGCAGCCCGATCCGTGGGTCGCGATGGCGATCAATGCGCCCGATATTTGGTTGCTCGGCGCGAAAACCGGGGACGTGTGGTACGACGCGGGCACGAGTCCGTTCCCACTCGCCGCCCGAACGGGGCTGAATCTCCCCTACGGGATCATCGCGCCCTTCTCGCTGCAGTTTAGCGGCGGGCAGGGCCTCTGGCTGGCGGCCAACAGTGACGGCGCCGGCCTGGTCGTGGCGACGCAAGGCTACGGCGTGAAACCGATCAGTACCTTGGAGCTCGATACGGCGATTGCCGGCTATCAGCGGACAGCGAGCATTACCGACGCCGAAGCGTTTCTCTTCCAGATGGTCGGGCACACGTTCTACGTGCTGCGCTTTCCCTCGGCCAATGCGACGTGGCTCTA